TATATCAGAAAGAGAGATGCGAAAGGACGTGTACTTCCAAACAAAGGACTTGAAAACGACAAGCGTGTAGGTAACAACCCATACGTTAAGCCAAAAGGCGAAGAAGGCATTGCGCCAATTAACACACCAACACGTGGTTCACTTAAATACTCATAAAAATTATGGCACTATCACCCGAAGTTCTACTCATTGACGAAAACTATATCAAAAAATACACTTGGATTAACGGAAGCGTTGACCCTCTTTTGATGTATCCTGCAATATATCTTGCACAAGACGAATACGCACAATTGTATTTGGGAACTGACCTGTACGAAAAGATAAAAGAAGACGTTGTAAACGACGACATTACAGGCGCATACGAGACGTTATTAGACAAGTATTTACGTCGAATGATTATGTGGTGGTCTCTTTATGAAATGCTTCCGCATTTGTACGTTAAAACAGACAACGGAAGTTTGGTAATTAGAACAAGCGAAGACACTCAACCTATCTCACAAAGTGACTTGCAGAACTACCGCGACCAAGCACGTTCGAAGGCTATGTTCTACACTCAAAGAATGGTTGACTATTTGTGCAACAACAGCTCAGACTTTCCAGAGTATTTGACAAACACGAACAATCAAATCTATTCACAGACAAATGTCTATCCTTCAAACGCTTTTGAGATTAGCGACGGACGCGACAAGTATGTGTACCAATATCGTCGTCAAGGTTTAGGTTGGTTAAAATAATTATATGGCAAAAAGGGGACGGAAAAAAGACTTAACGATGCAGAAGATTTACGAAGAAAAGTTTCGTAAGTATCTCGCAAAGAAAGAAAAACAAATAAAGAAACTGAGCAATGAAAGTTAACGAGGAAGGCTACGCTCTAATCAAGCGTTTCGAAGGTTGTCGTTTGAAGGCTTATAAATGCCCTGCAAACGTATGGACGATTGGTTATGGAAACACTTTCTACGAAGACGGAATGAAGGTCAAAGAAGGCGATGTGATAACTCAACAACGCGCTGAGGAACTTGCGAAGTTTATCATTGACCAATTCGCTGTCACTATTGCACCATTCATCAAACAACCTTTGAACGACAATCAATTCAGCGCGTGTGTTTCACTTGCGTACAACATCGGACAAGGTGGTTTCAAGAAGTCGTCTGTATTTAAGAAATTAAACATCAACCCTAACGACCCAACCATTGCAGATTCTTTTCGTCTTTGGAACAAAGGCGGTGGTGTAATTCTTAAAGGGTTGGTTCGTCGTCGTGAAGCAGAAATTCAACTTTACTTCAAATGAACACAGAAAACGAGATAGCATTGATACACGAAGAACTTCAAGAGATGAACAAGAAGATTGACCGAATCTATCACGTTTTGATTGGCGACGATCAAATGAAGATTGAAGGTCTTGTCGACAAGGTTCAGAAGCACGACAAGTACATTCAGAACCAACGTTTGCAGGTTGCTCGTTTAAGTGGTATTGCAACTACTGCTGGTGTTGTTGGTGGTTTAATCGTTCAACTTATTTTGAAGATGATATGAAGGAATGGTTGAAAAGTTTGTTAAGTAATTGTTCGAAAGTTAGTTCGAAACGAATTATTGCTATATTTGTTACAATTAACTTAATCGTTTTAAGTTACGTTGCAACATTTTCTTACTACGTTTGTCCGATTGCGATGTTTGACACACTCGCTTTGCTTACAGGTGGTTTGTTTGGTGGAACAGTAATTGAACGATTCACAAAACAAAAATCAAATGGCGAAACAAACGGAAGCGCGCAAGATAGCAGCGGAGATTTGTAGTAAATTTCCCGACGCCCCTTCTCATTCTTTAGCATCTAAACTATTCACGGAATATCCAGAAGCGTTCGATTCTCAAGAATCTGCACGCAATTATGTTCGTCGTGTTCGTGGTAAAATGGGGACGAAAAGTCGTAAATTTAATACTCAAAAAGAATTGATAGACACAGCACCTCGACCTTCCAACCCTTACGCACTTCCAAAGTCTTATTCGAAGAAACGTCGCCACGTTGAATTGAAGGGAAATAAGTTCTTAATCCTATCAGATATTCACTTGCCATACCAAGACAACGAAGCGTTGGAGTGCGCTATTTCTGAAGGCTTAAAACAAGGATGCGACGCAATCATTTTGAATGGAGATGCGTTGGACTGTCATATGATTAGCGACTTCGTTAAAGATCCACGCAAGAGAAAATTCAAAGACGAACTATATTCAATCCGTCAATTCCTTGCATCGTTAAGACACACCTTCCCGAACGCTCAGATATATTACAAAGAAGGTAATCACGAAGAGCGTTATTGGAGATATATGCGAATTAAAGCACCCGAACTATTCGACATTGACGCTTTCGACTTTCCAACGCTTACGCATTGCGACAAGCACGACGTTAAATGGATTGACGGAAAGAGTAAGTTAAACATCGGAAAACTTTCAATCTTTCACGGTCACGAATTTGGAAAGCAATTCCTTCCGTCTGTCAACGTAGCGCGTGGGTTGTTTATGAAGACGAAGGTGAGCGCATTGTGCGGACATCACCACCAGACAGCAGAACACAATGAGCGCGATGCGAATGGAAAGTTTATCACTTGTTGGGGTGTTGGTTGCTTATCAGAACTTTCACCCGATTACAATCCTTATTCGAAATACAATCACGGATTCGCCATTGTAGATAAGGGAACGAATGGTTCATTCAGCGTTAAAAATTACAGAATACACGAAGGGAAAATCTTATGAGAAAGAATTTATTATTTGCAGTCCTGCTCGTTTTGGGAACGACTTTGATTTGGACGGTGATTTGTTGGAATTGGTGGGGACGCGATAAGGCAAAAGACGTTCACGTTGAAGTACAAAAACAAGACAGCGTTATCAACTACAACGCTGGTGAGTACGATCGTCTGCTCCAAGAACAAATAGAACTTTATAAACAACTTCGAACCTATGAAGATGCTCAATCTAAATACAAAGCCACCTATCAAAGAACTCGTTCTACTATTGTTGTTCGAGATACTATTGTTCGCGTTGATGTTCTCCGTTTGGTGAACTCTTGTGACAGCGTTATTGCTTCAGATTCACTTGTAATTAACAACCTCAAAGAACAATTGAACATTGAAGCAGAAAAAGTAAACAACTTGCAAGAAGTGGTTGATGCTTATGAACAGAAGGAAGACATATTGACCGAAGAAATTAACACTCTAACTGCTGAAAAGAAAAAGTTAGACAAACAAAAAAAGCGCAGAAACCAAGCTTTAATTGTTACAACTACAGTAGCTGCTCTTTCTACTTTTGTTCTTTCAGTTTTACTTTAGATTCGGGAACGTAGAACTTCAAAGAGAATTCAATTGCTTCACTTAAGAAAGTGTTGCGACTATTCTCGCCTCTCTTTTCGTCTATCTCGTTCCACAGGTCTTTGTGCAAATAAACACATATTCCTTTTTTAGTTTTGCTTTCTGGCATATTCCTTAAAGTTTTGAATGTAAAATTCGTCTAATAAATCAACCGTCCTTTCTGCTCCGTCGTACTTCGATTTTGCGTGTAACATTTCGTTGTTTGCGTTTCTATTTTTATCTGGGTATTTCGCTACAAATTCAGCAAATTCAATTAGCATTTCTTTTTCTACGCGTCTGCAATAAGCATATAAGTTCGTAATAGTTTCGGCTTGTAATTCATAAGGAACATTTTTTTTTATGTCCGCTAACTCATGAAAAAAGTATGCAACAGGTGTTTTGTTAATTTCCATCTTCTTCAATTTTAAGTTTTTTCAAATAAAGCGCAAGGTCTAACGCTTCTTCATACGCGTGTTGCAGCCACTCAGAGCGCGTTAAATCGGTGCGGTCAAGTGTTGTTCCATACGTCTCCATTCCCTTCGCTTCACGCGCTTCTAATTCAGCAATGACTGACGCGAGTAAATTACTTTTCTTCATTAGGCTTACTCATCATTGAACCTATCATAAGCGCAAGATATATTTTCTCTTTCGCGTTCAAGTCCTTTCGTTGTGAAAGTTCAAGGAGAATATCTCCTAATATCTTTCCTTGTTGGAAATAGTTCGCGAGTGAATTAACAATTTCGCGTTCGCGTTCGTAAGTCATTTTTAAAGACTCGTAAAGTGGTGTGTTTTTCATTGTGCTAATATAGTCAACCTATGCTAACCCACAACATATTGTCCATAACTTGGATTGAGTTCGAAATACATTCTCATCATTATAGCGTCGGCAACGTCGGGAGAAATACCTTCGCGGTTCTTAATAACGTCCTTTGGGGTTACCTGCAACTTACCGTCAACGTCTGCGCGGTGTCGTTTAATCATTTCTAATTCACGCACGATTTGTTCTTTGCGCGTACTGGATAGAATAGTGAGCCGATTCTCCTCTACATATTGAGCGAGTTTGTAGTAACATTCGCTTTTCAGATTTTGGTATTGTGGGTGTTTGGGTTTAGATCCATTGACAAAACCGCGACATTTTAAGAAGTCAACAACGCCACCACCTACTCCGTCTTCATCACAAAGAACATCCTGTAACAAAATGTTATGTTCTTTTGTTACAACGCGAATCTTGTTCACGACTTCGTCTAACGCTGCTCTATTGAGTTCAATTATATCTATAATGGTAAGACCTTCCCAAACAATTATAATCGTTCTGTCCTTCCCGAAACGCGCAATGTCGGCTGTGATATACTTCTTGCCTTCATTAATTACTTCGTTGCGGAACATTCGAAGTAGGTTCTCTGTGTTAAATAGTTTGTCGCTGTCGTCGTCAAACTCCCAATTGCCTTCTAAAAGACGTTTTCGGTCATATTCTGGAAGGCGTCTAAGAGATTCAATGTAAGCAACAGGAAGGAAGGGGTTGTCTTGTGGTAACGCCTGAACAAAAGCACGGTGTGAAGGTAGTTCGCTTCGGTTCGCTTTGATATAAAATTCATTATACAACCAACCTTTCGAAGGATTGCAAGAAAGAAAACCTTTCGGAATAAGACCGAACTCGTTCAACTTATAACGACAACGGGAATGAACAATGTTAACCGCTTTCTCTGTTACTTCTGCGACTTCGTCAATGAAGTAGTCGGTAATTTCCAACGATCCAAGTGAATCGAAGTTCGGATTTGAAGGATAGGCGAATAAGTCTTTCAATACTATTTCACTTCCATTGAAGAACTTAATCACGTTCGTTTGTCCATTGTAGGTGTAGTGTTTATCTGCAACCAAACCAAACTCACGCGCTGTTTCAAAGAACGTGTTGAGTGTCGTCTTTTTCAACGTGTCTAATTTAGAACGTCCAATAAGTGAACGTGTCCCAGCGTACTTCAAACGTCGTTGTATCTGCCACATACAACCGAACTTCGTCTTCCCGCCACCTGCCGCGCCACCGTATAACAATTGCTCAACTTCACAATCAGTCGCTAAGTAGTTCAACGCTTCAATTTGACGCGGCAGGTATTCGGGTTTATATGGTTTCATAAAAAACTAAAAATATGTTCAATAATTGGAAGTGTCCAACCGTCACCAAGTAAACAAGCTGCTTGATTTCTTGTTAAAATACTTGTATATCCATCTTTAAAACCTTGTAATCTTTCTAATTCTGTTTGTGTAAAATATCTAATATCATCATTTTGAAAAACAAAATATTCATTATTTCGTAAAAGGCAATTAGACTTATCTTTCATTGAACGTCCTCTTCTTGTTTTACTTGTAGGATAACTTAAATCAACAGCTTCATTGTTAGCAATATCAACAAACCCAATTTTAGTAGCTTCTTTTACTCTTAAATATGTTTGTTCATCTTTAAAGATTAAATTAGCCATTCCAATTTCAAAATATCTTCGAGCCATTTTAGAAGGTGTACTTAAAGGTCTTGAATTTGATTCAAGCAAACACATTGATTTATTTTTATCTGAATAACCATTTTCCAAAATATCTTTTAAAAATATTTTTTTGTCAATTGGTTCAGGAATATCAACAATCAAATCAAACATTGTTTTTTTAGTTTTGATATTAGTCCAATAATAACGATCTCTCATTTGAGCAGTAACTGTTGAACTATTTAAACGCACTGGGTAAACACCTAAAGCACGGCTCATTATTCCTACGTCTAATTTATTTGCACTTCCTACATTTTCTTGCAAAAACAAAACTTTAGGATTAAGTTTTTTAATATGTTCTAAAATGTCTACAAATACAAAAAACAAACTACTTTTACTACCATTTATTCCAGCGCGTTTTCCTGCTGCACTTAAATCTTGACACGGAGAACCACTTAAAACCAAGTCAATGTTTTTCCAATCAATGTCCCATTCCTTCCATTTTGTTACATCACCAACTTGTATAGTATCTGGAAAATGATATTGTGTTAATTCTATTGCATATGGTTTTATTTCACTTGAATAGTATTTATTTACTTTTACACCTACGTTTTCAAGTGCCTGTCTGCCTGTATTCATCCCATTAAATAAACTCAATACATTCATTGCTTTGACAAATAAAGTTTATACAATTCACGGAAGCCTTCAAACTGAATTGCTTCTTTTAGAAGCTGACGCTTCCTGTCACTCATTCGTTCAACCATTCCTTTCGAAAGTTGTTGTTCGTTGAATACTGTCTTTCGTGCCTTCGCTTTACATAGATTGTATTCTTCGTCTGTGAATGTTTCAGCCGTTATACGCTTACTTTCTTCTAACCAACGCATCATTGATACTCCGCGCAATTCTAACGTCGTGTATTTGCCTTGTTTAAAGCTCTGCACGTCTTCGTCCAACATTCTTCTCCAGCTGTCGTCGTTTACCGCCATTTCATTCTCCTTTATTTGTTGTGCCTTTTCTTCTATTGCTTCTGCAATCTCTCTCTGAATTTGTAAATTCGCTTTGTCCCTGTGTGGTTTGTAGTGGGTAAGTACATCGCCAATAAACGACACGCTCAACGCTCCAAAGTGTTCGCACTTCTTTGTCAGTTCATTCGCTGCGTTCAACTCAAATGCGAGATTGAAATGTTCAAACGTAACCCACCGAAAGTGCTTTACTATGAACTCGTGCAACATTTGCAACAGTTGCGCTTCTGGTAATGCTATTCCGTACATCGCGCAAACCTTCGAACATAACTTGACAAAAGTCGGCAAGTCGTAGTCGGCTACAAATGCGCTTTCACGTTCCGCACGATCAACCCTTTGTGTAATTGTGAGCGTCGTTGTAGATGCGTTGCGCAGCATCGGAATCGAATTTTCCATTTTTGATTTTTGTTGTTTGGTTTGTTGTTGCGAATGTACTTAAATCCCACTTACGAACAGCAGCCTTCCAATCTTTCATTGGGTTGCGTCCCACCTTCCAACCATTCGCTTCATAATGAGCGTGGAATTTCTCTGTGAATTTAAGCGCGTCGTCGTTGCTTAACTTTTCAC